TCGGGGAGCGTCGCAGAATCGGACAACCTGCCTAATCAGGAAGGTGTCGCAGAAAGTGACGCTGCCGCTTTTATTGGTGGCTTCCCGGTGGAAGAACTGGAGGATGAATGGGTCTCGCTTGAAGCGGAACTGGCCGCCCTTGAACCTGACGAAGACAACACTGAACCTTTTGGCTCGTGGGAAGAAGAATGAACTTCAGAGCGGCTCCGCCGCTTCCTCTTTTTTAATCTCCTAGCTGCGTCGAGGACAAACATGTGGTGACAAGCCGAGGGGACAACTTGTGAAAGCAAAGCTAGAGTGAACACTCTTCGGTCTTCGACCTCACCGCACTCACGTCTTGAAGAAGAACTGGACCACGCCGTCAATGCTCGCCCCAGTGGCGTTGGTGGAGATGATGGTGAACTCGAGCGTGTCGCCCTGCTTGAGTTTCCGCATCGTTTTCGTACTGCCTTCCCACATGAAGTTGGAGGGCCCAGCCGTCGAATTGCTCGCTTCCAGTTGCATGCTCCCAAACGCCAAGACATTCTGCTCGGGAGTGTAGAAGTCCCCAGCGTTGCTGGTTCCAATGTTGTTGACAGTGTTCCCATCCTCGGTGGTGACAATCGCCCAGTCAACGCGCTGGGCCGCAGTCACGACAGAACGCGCGCTCATAGACCAGCGGAGACCCACAACGGTGCCAGGAAAAGTAGTAGTCTTGAGCACGGTGTCCATCTGCGTGGTAGTCACCGACAAATTGACCGCGATGAGTTCCTTGTCAATCGGGCGCGCCACGCGCACCCCAGACGTGCGAGCACGCTTCGTCCCACGGGCCGACATCCTCAGACTTCCCTGTGAAATCCCCGGGATCCCCAACTGAAGTCGGGGACCTGCCAAATTTGGCAGGTTGTCACTTACTGGAAAAAAGGAGGCGGCCCATTCAAATTAAAGTACTTTGAGACCCCCCGAACTGAACGTTCCAGGCGGCATTGCGGCTTTTTCTCTGAACCGAACGATAACGAAACGGAGGTACCGTGCCCTCCTTCCAAGGCAGGAGGGTACTTCACACTGCAAGAAGCAAGATGCCAAGCGGTGCAAAGAACTGGTGTTGGACCTATAACCGAGGCGACGACGTGGAGGATGACGAGTGGGCACAAATGGTGGAACGTTTTGACTCGATTGGCTCGGTGGACTCTGTCACCTACCTTGTGTTCCAACAAGAACGTGGCTCAGGTACACAACGCGACCACTTGCAAGGGTACGTACAGCTTAACCGCCGCTGCTCCTTGGCCCAGGTGAAGAGAGACGTATTCATGAGCTGCACTGTGCACCTTACTGTTGCGCGCGGCACACCTGAGCAGAATCGTATCTATTGTACCAAGGATGAGGACCGTGTAAGTGGACCCTATGAGCACGGAACTATGACCACTCAGGGGCACCGGTCAGACCTGGACAGAGCTGCTGAGCTGGTCCGTACTCACGGTGCGGCCCGAGTTGCTACCGACTTACCTACTACTTTCATTCGGTACACCCGCGGTTTGCGTGCATTGGACGTACAACTACAACGGACTAACTCTGCCGTAATGAGGCCGCCGGTATCATGCGCTGTGCTTTGGGGCCCCACCGATGTTGGCAAGAGTCACGCCGCGTTCACGTTGGATACACCGGATCAGTCCTTCATTGTACCCATTCAGAACAGTGGAAACTTGTGGTTTGATGGGTATCAAGGGCAGCGCACCATTATCTTTGATGACTTTGACCCGAAAACGGTACCCTATCGTACCTTGTTGCGTATTTGTGATCGCTACCGCCTTGAACTACCGGTCAAGGGTGACTTCGTTGTTGGAACATGGAGCAACGTAGTATTTACCTCGAACGACCCACCGAACCAATGGTACCAAGAAGAAGAACCTTACCAAGGAGGCCCCCTCGAACGACGACTCGGTTTGGTCATGGCGACTTTTGACCGCAACAGTACTGGTCTCTTTCGAGACTCTTTCATCACTACGTTCTACAGTGAAAGGGCATGGGACGAACTGAACCCACAAGAAGTCCCTGAAGTGATCCCCGAAGTTGCTGGTAATAATGTAGCAGCAACTTCGGGGAGCGTCGCAGAATCGGACAACCTGCCTAATCAGGAAGGTGTCGCAGAAAGTGACGCTGCCGCTTTTATTGGTGGCTTCCCGGTGGAAGAACTGGAGGATGAATGGGTCTCGCTTGAAGCGGAACTGGCCGCCCTTGAA